ATGGGGGCGGGTGCAAAAAGATTCCTTACAGGGGGGGGGAGGGGCGGAAAACGGCGAAATCCTGCCAAAATGGGCGAAAAAGTGACGCGACGGGCAATAGTTCCCGGCGGCGCTGTCATGCTATGCCCCGCCCAGAATCAAGGCAGCAGCGCTATTGTTACACTTTACCCTTCATTCCACACTCCTACACCTAAAAGGAGTGTGAAGTATGACACTTGCGCGGGCCGATTTATATAATAAAAAAAACGGCGCGAAACGTCACCACAGCGCGGAGCCCTTATTTTGCGGGCTTTATAGCGTGACACCCCTGCCGGATTCGTCCGGCTCCACCCGTCATTATAGAGCGGCCGGCGCGGCGCTGATACGCCACCCGCGCGCTGTGGCGCGGTCCCCCTTGTCCACCCTGTCAACCTTGTCCTCTCTCAACCGTTGCAGCATCGAGATCAGGCTGCCTTTGCCGAGCAGCCTGGAGGCAGGCCGCGAGACCGACGACGTCCAGCCATCGACGTGGCCGCAAAGCATGTCCTCGAGCAGCTCCGCGCTGCCCTGCCACACGTCCTTCTGATTCTCCCACGCGCCACCGCGAGCCTTGCGGCCGCTCGTGTTGAGCGGATGCACGAGGTCCCACAGCTTTAGACCAGGCATGCCCGATCGGCTTTCAAACTCCGCCTGATCAATCAACCGCAGCAAGCCAGCCGCCGGCGAGTCATCGAAAAGTTGCTCCGCCAGGCGCGGATGCTGAAACGACGCAAACCCGAACCGCGTCGCGTCCTCGCCATCCGCCACCAGCAACGCCGGCGGGATCACGAACTCATTCAGCAACCAGTACACGTAGCCAGGCAGCGCCGCCTTGATCGCCGTGTTGAATGCCTTCTGCTCCGCCGCTGTTCCCGTCGGCATCGGCATCGGCTTCTTCGCCACCTCCAGCATCAGCACCTTGTCGCGGAAGTCCGGCGTCAGCATCGGAAACGCACGCATCTTGTCCGGATCATTGTTCAGCGACAAAGTGAAACGCCAGAACGGATCGACCGTGATCGGGTCCGTCCGCATCATCCGCATGCGCTTCGATTCATTCGCCACCATCCGCTTGATCGATTCACTCAACGTCACGCGATCGGCCGCACTCCACGAGCTCGTCAACAGTTCCTCCATCATCAGGTGCTCGCTCCCCATCATGTCGGCGTTGAAGGAATCGTCGCCCATCAGGAACGCCGTCGGATCCGCCTTCCGTCCGCCGAACAAATGCGTGATCATCACTTGGAGTCGTGACTTGCCACAGCCCACAGGCCCCGCCAGCACCAGCGCATGCCCCGGCTTGAAGGAACCAGGCTCGCCAAACATCAGCGACTCCAGCGCCACCTTGCACCAGGCGTGGAAATAGACCGCCTGCTTCACGTCGCCCTCGCCCAGATCCAGCCGATCATGCACCAGCCGACGCACCACCTCCCAGTCGCCCTGGACCGGTTCATAGAAGCGCGGCGACATCCGTATCACCACATCGCGCCCGTCGCCCAGCGTCCGATGTCCCGCCCGATAACCCGCCAGCGCCGGCAGCACCGCCTCCACGCATCGCGCCTCGCGCGCATGCAGCAGCACCTTGTCCATCTCCGAGATCACCTCGCCGCTATCCTTGCGCGGTGCCAGCGCGATCATCCGCCCCAGCCGCTTCTGGATCTCTTCACGCGCGCGCAGCTTGATGCTCGCCACCGGCCATTTCGACCAAAGATCCTTGCCCGTGCAAAGCACGAACTTATCCCCGCCGTCGTTCTCCCAGTAGAGATCCAGCGCCTTGCAGATCTCCGCCGGATCAAAGGCCGCCGGCGGAGCCGCATCCTTGCCAGGCTCAAACGACGCCGCCTCGCCATCCGCACCAGGCGTCACACGCCCGTCTCGCGGATTCGCCGCCGCCTTGCCTTTGGCGGGCGCTTTGCGTTTCGCTGGCATCGAAGGCGCGGCCGCTGCCGGCGTCTCCGCAGGCTTCACCGCCCTCGCCACTTTCGGCGGCGGCATCGGCATCTCCGGTTCATCGATCAGATAATCGTCCTCGATCACGGCCGCTCGCCCTCCAGTCTCGCCAAAAACGCCGCACGCCGCATCCGATGCGCCAGCAGGATTGATTCCACCAGCGGCAGCGCCACCAGTTCCGCCGGCGGTTCACACTCCAGGATCTTCCGCAGCACCAGCGCACGCCCCTGCTCATCCAGCGCCGGGATCTCCAGTTGCATTTCAAACCGTCGCAGCAGCGCCGGATCCAGCAGCCCCTTGCAGTTCGTCGTCGCGATCACCGGCGTCCGCACGGCCTCCAGGCTCCGCATCAGCGCCACCGTGATATTCCGCGTCTCATTTCCGCCCACGCCGCTCCCCGTCAAATCGCGCGCCGAGCCTAGCACATCGATCTCTTCCACGATCAGCAAGCCCTGTGCCGCATCCGCCGCGCGGAAAGCCTTCGCCACATTCGCCGCCGACTCGCCGAACATCGATGTCAGCACGTTGTGTGCATCCAGCACGCCCGTCTCGCGTCCCATGTATTTACCCACCGCCGCCGCCAGCATCGTCTTGCCCGTTCCCGGCGGCCCATGCAGCAGTAGCCCCCCCGGCGCTTTCAGCCCCGCCTCGCGTAGCGCATCCGCATGCCTCCATGCCGTGATCCACTCCTGGATCTCCGCCCACAGACGTTTCGGGATGATCGGTCGCGGCCCCGGTTCCAGCACCGTCAGCCCCGCCTTCTCCTGCCATGCGTTGTTCTCATCGTTCGTCATTCGTGTTGGTTGTTTCAGCGTTTCAGAATCTCAGCCTTTCAGCTTTTTCTCTCAGTTCCCCCAGCCCTCCCGCCACTCACAAAAGGCATCCCGCACGCCCGCCGCGTCCAGTTCCGCCCCCGTGCATTTCACCAGGTCATTGCAGTCGTTCACGGCCCCGCCGTCCACCATCCGCAGTCCTGGAATGACCACACCCTCCGGTGTCGTCACATCGCCGAGGAAGAACGTCTTCACCGCCGCGCCCGCCTCTTGCAGCGTCCTAGACCAGCGCGCCGCTGCGTCCACCCCCGGCCGTGATTTCATCACCGACTCCGTCCCATCCGCACGCTTCCGCACCTTCACCTTCTCCGCATCCGCGTGGCAGATGATCCGCACACGCTTCCCCGCGAAATACGGCAAAGCTGCAGCCGGTATTCTTCCTCCGCCCAGCATCCCCACCACTGCCACATCGCGCAGCCGGCCAAAGTAATGCAGGAAATGAATCGCCGCCAGCATGTCAGGCCCGCCCTCCATGAACAGCACATTCGTCCGCGTGCCGATCTCCGCGCAGCCCACCGGCCACGTCCCCGTGCCCAGCGTCCAGCTCTTGAAGGCAGCCTTCGCCGGCCCCTGCTCATCACGCGCCGCGCGCGGCTCATACTTCTCCCCGTTCAGCTTCCGAAACTGCGCCACCCACCGCTCATCGTCCGTGATCACCCATGAGGGAAACGACGCCACCGGCGCGCACGCCGCCGTATCCATCCCGCAGCGCAGCCAGTGCGTCTCACACGGCCGCATCCAGCGTTGCGACCGCTTGTTCAGGTAAAGCGGCCACTCACAAAAACCCACCCGCTTCAGCACATTCGCCGCGAACCGCACCGACTCCACACTCAGCCCGCGCAGCCGCGCCAGCGCCTCGATCTCATCCGCCTTCAGCGCCCGCATGCGCGGCAGCAGCGGCTTCGCCCCGTGCTCGATCCTCTCCGCACCGCGCAGCGGCATCACCACCTCCGCCGCCGGCTTCAGCCACTTCGGCACCGGCTTGTCAGGGATGCTCGAAATCACCCCCGTCAGCACCGCCAGCGCGTGAACCGCCTCGACATGCGTGACACCTTCGTGCTGTTCATAAAAAGCAAACAGGTCCCCGTGCCAGTCGCAGCCGAAACAATGCGCCTGATCCGGCGACCGCCCGCCGATCAGGAACGACGCCGACTTCTCCGCATGAAAAGGGCAGCGGCATCGAAAAGCATGCCCCTCCTTTCGCCCCTCCACACCCAGTTTCGCGCAGACTTGCACCATCGTGATACGTTCCCGCACCGCCGCCCGCAGCTCATTCAGATCTGGACGACTGGAATCCCTCATACCGCAGCCAGCCCCCCGTTCGTAGTCCCGGCTTTAGCCGGTTCACCAGCGGCCGTTTCAGGCGCATCCAGCGGCAGCGCCATCTGATTCGGATCGCCCGCCAGCGGTGCCAGTTCCAGCGCCAGGTTAAACCCCTCACGGTGGTGCGCCGCCGCGAACAGTGCCGCCTTCAAAAACTCCGCCGGCGTCATATCAAACGACGCCCGCGCATGCCGCGCCAGCGCCTCGCCGATCCTGTCTGGAATGGTAATCGATAAAGTCATAGGTCCTCGTTTTGTAGTCCCGGCTTCAGCCGGTTCCGGTTCTGAAAATTCACTTCGCCAGCCCAGCCTTCCGCAGCAGCCGCATCCGCAGCCCGTTCCAGTTCTTGTAGCTGATCCCATCCTTCTTCCGATCCGGCTTCGGACCGATCAGCGTCGTCACATCATGCGACTTCGCCTTCAGCAGCTCCGCCCCCGCCTCCACATCAGCCGGCGTCCATCCATTCGCTTTCCCCAGCTTCGACTCTTGGATGCCCAGCGCCAGCTCCACACTCGACGGCCCTGCCTCCACATAGTTCACCACCTTTCCCTTCGCGATCGCATCCGCCGCCGCCGTCTTCTCCGCCTCCGCATCCGCGCTCCACTTCTCGGCCGCATCCACCTTCTTCACCTTCGCGACCTTCTCCGCCTTCACCTTCGGCACCATCGCATCCGCCCGCCGTGTCATCTCCGCGCCATCGATCTCATAGCACTTCATCAGCGCCACCAGGCTATCCGCAGCCAGCCCGTTAAACGACACCTCCCACGCCATCAGCACCAGCGCCAGCGCCGACTGCCACGCCGCCACGCGGTCCTCGCAGCGCGCTTCCAGGAAGGCCAGCACCGGCCCCACGCGGTCATAGCTCTCCTTCTCAGGCTTCGGGATCTCCAAGTGCTTCGACAAAAAGCGGATCCCATCCGATCCCGCACGGTGCAGGCCCACCTCCACCAGCACACGCATCGCCGTCGCATCCAGCGGCCGCACCTCGATCGCCTGCGCCACTTCCTGCAGCGACTCCGTCAGCGCCAGCGCCTCCACCTTCCCCTCACGGAGCTCCGCCAGGCGCTTCTTCTTCGCCGCCGCCGCCGCACTCGCCTCCGTCTCATCATCACCGGCCGCCACCGGCTTCCCCTTGATCGCCGCACGCGCGATCGCACGCACCTCCGTCAGCAGCGCCATCTCCACCAGCAGCCCCGTATGCGGACTCCGCGCCTGCGTCGTCTTCACGTCCGCACCCTTCAGCAGCGCGCGCCACTTCTTCTTGTTGTCATACGAATCAGAGCCCAGCGCATCATATCCCGGCACGCTGTCCAGCAGCACAAATTTGGAATTGTAGTGCAGTTGATTCGCCGACGGGTGAAACTCCTTTTTCGCCTCCGCATCCGCCATCACGCGCCCGCCCTTCTCCAGCACCTTCACCCGTTGCGCCGCGAACACCGCATCGATCTTCGCACGGTGACACTTCGGCAGCGTGCAGAGCATCGCCGACGATCCACCCGCCCCGCCCTTGCCTCGCGCGCCCTCCTTTTGCGTCAACGCCACGCCTTCGATATTCCCACTCCGAAACGGACACGTTTCACAGTCCCCGCCAAACGTCCGCACCCGCTCGCCTTCCGCGTCCTCATGACACACTGGCACCAGTCCCGTCTCGTCCATTCCCCACGGCACCCCCGCCAGGTTCACCATGTAATGCGTCCGCACATGCTCCTTCGCCTGCGCATAGCTCATCGGCACCTGCTGATAGCTTGGACGCATGATCTCCGTCGCCGCGCGCGGCCGTGCCGCCGGATCTGGGATGCTCCCCACCACCCGCGCCACAGACAGCGACAGCTCGCCCGCATCCACCGCCGTCATTACCTCATCAGGGCACCCCAGCAGTTTCAGAAAGTCGTCCACATGCGTCACCTTCTTGCTCGCCAGTCGCGCCACATCCGCCCGCGTATGCATCAGCCTCCCCTCCGCATCGCGCAGACTCAGCAGCCGCGCATAACTCCGCGCCTCCTCCGTCGGTGTCAGGTCCTCGCGCTGGATGTTCTCCAGCAGCACGATGTTCTCCGCATCCGCATCCGTCAGCGCACGCACCATCACCGGCACCACCGTCAGCTCCGCCAGCTTCGCCGCCCGCAGCCGCCGCTCCCCGCACACCAGCTCCAGCGGCCCCATGACGGCCACACGCCGCGCCGTCAGCGGCTGAATCACCCCCGCCTCCCGTATCGAGGCCGCCATCTCCGCCAGCGGTCCCTCATGAAAAAGCCGGCGCTCCTGGAAAGGAGACGGAACGATGTCGTGAATCGGCCAATATTGCACCTGGAGTTCAGGCGTGGAAGTTGTCGCAGTAGTCATAGTCGTAGTCGTTTGTTGTTTGTTGTTTGGCCATCAGGCCCCTTTGAAATTCAGTCCTCGAAATAGGTTCCCACCTCATCTCGCACGATCTTCGTCTTGCCCGCATACAGCCGGAACAGCGCCCGCTCGAAACCCCACGTCCTCGCCGTGAACAGCCGCTTCGTGATCTCGCCGTGATACGGCACGCTGATCGAATAAATCTCCCCGTCTCGACCCCCCACCGCCACGCGCCACGTCTCCGACTGCCGCGATCCCACCGTCATCTCGATCGACCAGTAGCCCTTCACCATGCCGTCATCATCCTTGCACCTCACCCGCAGTTCGTCCCGCTCGTGCTCATCCAGCGTCTCCGCAAACAGCTTCACCATCTCACTCACCTTCATCTCCGCCGGCGGCGGCTCCAGTAGATCACCCATGCTCTCGCTGATGCTCTTATCCATCCAGGCCAGCAGGCTCGCATCCAGCCGCCCCCGGATCATCTTGATCAGCTCCGCGTTATAGCCCGCCAAGCCGATCCCGCTAAAGTCCATCGGCAGTTCCGCCTTCACATACGCCTTCAGCCCATTGATGAAATCCGAGTTATAGCCCGTCGCATCGTTGATCGCATCCTCCACGCATTTCGCCACGCGTGCCTTCACGATCGCTTCCAGTTTCCCATCCGCAGCCAGCGCCGCGAATGCCGTTTGAGTCATTGTAGTCAAGTCCATCGTCGTTGTTTTCTATTGGTTTGGTTTGTTGTCGTTTGGCCTCATCAGGCCTCTGAAATTTCAGCGTTTCAGCGTCTCAGCCTTTCAGCTTTTTCTGATTCCGGTTCCCGTTCCCCATCTGCGCACGCCGGCACGCCTCCCGGTTCCCCTCGCCCCGCGTCCCCGCTCCCAGCACGCCGCGCGCGCCCGCCCGCTTCATCGGCGCCTCAAACTCGCGTTGCTCCCTCTTGCTCGTCGTCGCCCGCCGCTCCCCCAGCGCTCTCGCCACCGCCGTCTGACTCGTGCCGATTTCCGCCAGCATCTCCGGTGAAACACGCCGCACCAGCGCCAGCAGCTTGCGCGTCACCGCCTCCGCACTCGTGCAGCCGTGACAAAGGAACTGCATGATCCGTCGCATCGCATCCAGCCGTAGCTCGTGCTCGCCCCACGCCTCATCGTCCTCATTCGTCTCAGTCATTGCCAGCATCTCCGTCATGCTCATCTCCCGCGGCTCAGCCTCCCGGTCATCCTCCTCCTCCTCCACCGTCACCACCTGGACGAACTCCATCGCCCCCAGCCGCCGCGAAATCTCCGAGTCCAGCAAAAACAACTGCGTGCATCGATCCATCGCCTGCGTCTTCCCCCGGCGAACACGAAAGTGCCGCAGGATCAGCCCGCTCGTCATCGCCGACGCCTCGCACAGCTCCTCGTTACTCATCCCCGCGATCTCCTCCAAAGTGAAAGCCTCATTCGCCTTGCTCATGATTCGTGTCCCTCCGTTAAAGTGGTCCGCACAGTCCCCTGTGCGGCGCTCCGCGTAGCCCCCTCGTCCGTAGTCCCGGCTTCAGCCGGTTCATCCGCGAACGTATCATCCCCGATCACCGCCAGATCCCGCTTGAAGTGCTCGAAATCCCGCTCCGTAGCTGCGGGCGCAAGCCCGTGGTCACTCCGCCCGCAAAACGCCGCCAGCTCCAGCGACTCCACCGTCACAGGTGCCGGCCGTTGCTCCAGCGCACCGATCATCCGCAGACTCCCCAGGCACACCTTCAGCCGCGTTGCCTCGCTCGCGATGATGATCAGTTGCACCTGCAGCTCGCTGTAAATCTCCGGCGGCACCATCCCCTTCAGCCCGCGCAGCCGCGCACTTGCCGCCCGCTCCGCGTCCATGATCGTCCCCTGGCATTGCGTCAGTTCCGTCGCCAAGCTCATGCCTACAGCCCTCCCCCGTTCGTAGTCCCGGCTTCAGCCTGTCCCTCTGAGTCGTCATATCCGCCCTCAAGACATTCATCACAGACGACAGCTCTCAGCGTTTCAGCCCTTCGGCAGATCTCCCCATACACCATCTCCACCGCCGCCCGCAGGGCCAGGTGCCCGCCCAGCTCGCCATCCGCCGCCGCGATCTCGCTCGCCAGCTCCTCCACCGTCATGAAGGCCTCCCCCGTATGTCGTGCCGACAGCCAGCCATGAAACGCATGCAGCGCCACCTTGCGCACCGGCTTCTGCTTCCCCGGCAGCGTCACCGCCGGCAGCTTCTCATGCTCGATCATCCGCGCCGCCTCTTGCGGCCGCACGCCCATATAGCGCGCAATCTGCGCCACCGTGTAAAGCCCCGCGCTCATGACTGCGCACCTCCCGCGTTCGTAGTCCCGGCTTTAGCCGGTTCACCCCAGACCTTCAGAGCATGCATATGCAGCGAGCACGCCACATGCTCGCCCTCATGCCTCGCCGGCCGCATGCACACATAGCCCTCATGGCGCGCGCCACAGTTCGGCCCGTCGCCGGACTTCACGCACACACATTCCTCCGCCGGCATTTTAAAGATCGTGCTCATGCCGCTCCTTTCCGCTTCTCAGCTTGCAGATGCGCCGCCACCGGCCGCGCCTGGATCGAAAGCGCCGCGAACTCCAAATCCGCCAGCCTCACCCCTGGAGCCGTCACCTCGCGCAGTTCGGCGATGATCGCCTCCGCCGTCGTCGTCGCCTCGCGCGTCCGCGCCACCCGCGAATGTTCCGTGCCGATCACCACCGTGTATTTCATCACGCCGACTCTCCTTCCTTGTTCGTAGTCCCGGCTTCAGCCGGTGCCTCAAAAAACGCACACAGATCACACATCCACTCCGCGCGCCCCGCATGCCACTCAGCCGCCGGCGCACCGCATTGGCACACGCAAGCCGTCTCCGTTCGTAGTCCCGGCTTCAGCCGGTCTGGGAACTCCTCTTCTGCCGCACTCGCCCGCTGCAGCTCATCGACGAACTCCCCCACCGCGTGCCACTCCATGATCCGTCGCCAAGCCAGCACCCCCAGCCCCACCAGGCACAGCGACAGCACGCCCCACGCCACCCACGTCGCCACCTCAGGCGACACCCCGCCGCCCGTCGCCGCCATCGCCAGCGGCAGCGGCCCCATAGTGGTCCGCACAGTCCCCTGTGCGGCGCTCCGCAGCACATGCAGCAGCCATCCCGCCAGCGCCGCCAGCGCCAGCAAAGTCAGCACCGTCAACACGGTCCCTCCCCAGCCCCGCTTCACGCGGCGCGGCCCCGAAAATTCCAGCCCGTATTTCATCCCTCGAGCCCTCCCTTCTCATTCACAAACGCCGCCAGACTCTCCGCCAGCGGCAGCAGCCCTCGGGCCTCCAGACGCCGCCACAACTCCGCGCCCGCCGGCGTGATCACATACCGCTTGTGCGCAGACTCAAACGCCGCCAACTCCGCCTTGATCGCCGCCCCCAGGCTCGGGTGCGGCCTGCGGGCATCCACGGCACGATCCCGCTTCACGCGCGACACCGCCCCCAGCATCGGCGCGCGTCGCAGCGAGCACAGCAGCATCACCACCGCCAGGCTCGTGCCCGCCGGCAGCGCCACCCCCGCCTTCTCCGCCGCCTCACGGAACCGCGCCGCCGCCTTCGCCCGCCGCGCATTGCGTTGCAAATCTCTCATGACTCGCGCTCTCCCTTCTTCGAGTTCGTAGTCCCGGCTTCAGCCGGTTCAGTCGCAGCCTTCGCCTGGATCGGCAGCGCGAAGTAAATCTCCCCCGCCTTCACCTCTTCCACCTCCAGCGCCGTCATCACCGGCACCGCAGGGAAAAACAACGGCACATCACCCGTCCACGGCATGTCCAGCGCGCCGCGCCGCGTCCCGGTGTGGACCACCAGCTTGCGCGCCCCCGCCGCCGACTGCACGCTCATCAGCCGTCCACGCCCGCCCGTCGCGTCCGCATCCAGCCGCACCAGCTCCCCATCCGTCCAGCCGGCCTTGCGCACATACTCCGGCGCGATCGACATCCGCAGCCGAGCCGTAGCGCGCTCCGACTTCGGCCGCACACTATAGCCCAGCCGGATCCCCAGCGAGCACCGCCCGTCCGTCTTGATCGGCACAAAACTCATGACTCACGCCCTCCCTTCGAGTTCGTAGTCCCGGCTTCAGCCGGTTCAGCCGCAGCGTTCGTAGTCCCGGCTTCAGCCGGTTCAGTCGCAGCGTTCGTAGTCCCGGCTTCAGCCGGTTCAGTCGCAGCGTTCGCAGTCCCGGCTTCAGCCGGTTCAGTCGCGCTCATCGTGCGTTTCGGTCTCATCCCTTCGCTCGTCATGCTCATGTTCGTTCGTTTGGTTGGTTGATTGTTCCCCTCCCCTCCCCGCTCAACGTCTGGACATCCAGACGTTCAAAATGCTAAGCCGCCGTCTCCAGCTCCCGCTTCGTCAGCCGCGCCGCCTTGCGCTCCGCCACGAGTTGCCGCGCCGCCTCCAGCAGCACGCGCCCGATCGGCCGCTCCGTCTCCCTCGCGATCTCCACGAGCTCGCTCGCCTCTTCGGGTTTCAGATCATCGCTAATGTTGAGTGTCAGTGTCATGGCGTTTGTTCAGTGTGAATGTTTCCGTGGCCTATTGATTCACGGCGTGAACGTTGCGTCAACAAAAAGTTGCACACCGTGCAAATAAAGTTATTCATCACGCATGGAAATCACTCCCGACCAGCTACGCTTCCTCCGCGAACAGCGGAAAATGACCCGCGACGAACTCGCCAAAGAACTCGACTGCTCCGCCGGGGCCATCGTCCAGTGGGAGCGCGCCACACGCCCCATCCCCTCATGGGTCGCCGACAAAATGTTCGCCAAGCTCCCCGTCAGCTTCACCGTTCAGGAACTCGCCGAGATGTATGACCTTTGCCGCGAGGAAGCTTTCACGATGTCCGAGCTCATCCAGGAAGCCGTTCGTCGCCTCATCAACGAACGCCGTGAAAACCAAACGCCAGCCACTACGAAAAAGGCTCCTCAAAACATCATCACCCTGCCAGAAAGCAAAGTCGCCGAAACCCCACCGCCGCCATCACGGAAAAACGGCACCGAGGACTAAACATCATCGACGCCCGCCACGCCTTCGCATAACCGCCGCAAATCATGATCCTATCCCCCACGTTGTTGACTACCAGTGCCTTGCCCGGATGCGACTGTAATACCAATGATCTCCCCGATGTGGAGTTCTTCCACTGCGCAGACTGCGACCATCGTGTCGCCGTCTGTCTTGGTTGCTCGCTAATCCGTCGCGGCTGCGAATGTGGGACTTGTGCGACAGGAAAACCTTTCGAGGAAGACACGGATTAGCCAATCACCATGATCGAAGCCCTCATCTTCCTCGCCGTCCTCATCATCGGCATCCTCATCCAGTCACGCTGCCGTAACAGCCGCTACCGCACCTGATCCTTTCAGCCTCTCAGCATTTCATAGAAAAGGCCGCTCAATCCGAGCGGCCTTTTTCATACCATTCCTTCATTTTCCATTCTTCCATTCATTCTGTTCATTCCGTTCCCTCATCCAGCCACCGCTTCTTCAGCATCCCCACATGCACCTGCAGCATCTCGATCCGCTTCGCATTCTCCGCCGCCCGCTTCTCCATCCGCCGCAAGCACGAATGAATCGCGATCACATACAGCGGCATCAAAATCGTCGCCACGATCAGCAGCACCGCAAACACAAACACCACCAGCAGCACCGGCGTCGCCAGCGTCGAAAAAGGATCATTCATCCCCCAAGCTACCCACCCACATCAACTCCGTCAACCTGTCCCTGTTCGTAGTCCCGGCTTCAGCCGGTTCTGGCAGCCTTTCAGCGTTTCAGCATTTCAAAGCGAACCACCCGTCCCCATCCTCCTTCCGCAGCGGCCGCCGATAACTCCTGCGGATCTCGCTCTCCGAGTTCCCCGCCCACTCCGCCACCTGCCCCCGCCCATGGCCTTGAGCCAGGCGATACGAAATATACGAATGCCGCATCACGTCTTGCGGCCATTCCGTGATCAGCCCCCGCGCGCGCAGCAGCGTCGAAAGAAACGCCTGATCATCCGCCCGCACGATAAACGCCGCCGGCCGCGTCACCTTCACACCCCACCGTTGCGGCGTCGTCAGCCGCTCATACAGCATCGCCCGCACATTCGGCGGGATCGGCACAAATCTTTGTTGCATGGTCTTCATCGCCACCTCCGCGCCCACGTCCAGATAACCGCGCTCCCAGTCCCACATGGCAGGCGTCACGCGATGCATCTCAAACGGCCGCAGGCCCATGAAACATCCCGTCACCAGGTAAACCAGACTCTGCGGCAGCTCCGCCGCGCATAGCCTCAAAATCTCCCGCGCCAGCTCCACGCTCCAGATCTCCGGCACCCTGTCCTCCTTCCGCTTCGGCTTCACGATCTCCCCCGCGTGATCCTCATCACGCACCAGCAGCCGCCACTCGCGACAGCGATTCAGAAACGTCTTCCACGTCGCCAGCCGATTATTGAAATACCGCCAGCCAGGCGCGGAGCCATCCGCATTCTCGCGCCCGATCCAGCCCGCCAGCAACGCCGCATCCACATCCGCAATCCCGACCGCCCCATACACCGCCGCGAACGCCCGCAACTCCTTCTGCAGTCCGCGCCGATACATGCCCGTCTCATGCAGCCCCAGGAACCGTTCCACGGCCGCCGCCGCCGGCACGCGCTCGAGCCTCCCATAACCTCCCCGCACATAGTTCTCCACCGCCCGCGTGAAATGCGCCAGCCCGCCCGCCCGCTCCGCCAGATCCACGAGCTGATCCACCAGCGCCGGGATCGATCGCCCGCCCGCCAGCTTCCCCAGCGCCGTCAGCGCCTCCGCCTCGATCACCGGCACAGAGCGAGTCCCCGCCCTGCTCGAAAGCGCCCGCACCTTCGCGCGCGCCATCTCACGAGCCCGCACCAGCGTGCTCGCCGTCGTCGAGATCCCGCGCCCGCCCTCGCGCCACGCCACCTTAAACTTCCCATCTCCCCGTTGAGTGATGCGCGCCGACGCCCCGCCAAATGTCACCACCTCCGCGCCTGGAGCTGCCGTAGGTGCCTCGTGTTTTCGTGTCGCCATACACCCTTTTACACCCCAAACGAGGCCAGAAAAGGCCAAAATAAGCCAAAATCAGCAAACCGCCAAAAACCCCAAAAACAACGCGGAGCCCTATAAAATCAAGGCTCCGCGCGTTTTTGAAAAAGTGGAGGCGAGGGGAGTTGAACGCTTGCCGCTCCCTAGTGAATCGGTTGGTTTTCGTGCTATACACCCGAATTACACCCGCCGCCGCTCATGCGTAAACGTCGATGCCGGCGGCGCGGCGGCGGCGGAGTTCGGCGAGCATGACAGGCTCGCTCATGCCTTCGGCCCATCGCGGACGCAATTGATAGTGCGGCTCGTCCTGGATGCTTTTCCAGTTGCCTCCCCACTCCAGACCGAGCGCGATCGCCAGCGGCGCGAGGGCTTTATAGAGCGGCGAATCCCAGACGGGCTTGGCTCCGCTGAAAAGCGTGACATCAAAGGCCAGGCCAAAATTGTGATTGGAGTAGCCACCGCGCGCGCCGGTGACTCGCGGCCCCGGCGGCGGATTTGTCCGCGACTGACTATAGAGCGCGTCCTGCTCGGCATACGTCCGCAGGCCGCTCGTGATTTTGAAATCCCAGCCGCGCTCGGTGGCGGCGTGAATGAGCGCTCGCGCGTAGGGTTGGACCTTCAGGTGCAGGGTGGCGATCGCCTTTTCGCTCCGCGCATCCACCGCGCCGTGAATGATGGGCGCTGGCCGTAGCCCTGCCGCCGCGCTCGCTTTAAGGACGGCTAGAGAAGCACCTGCGATGCGGCGGTGGATCGCGCCCCATGTCGCTGGACCTGGACGGCCATCGGGCTTGCCGAGTTCGGGGCAGGCTGCTTGCACTTCACGAATCATTTGGTCGAGCGTCATGCTGGCGCGGTGATGTCAAAAAACAAACGGCCCGCTCCTTCTGGGAGCGGGCCGTGGCGGATGCTGTGCTTTCGCAGTGGTCGATTAAACTTGTTTCGCTGGATCCTCCGGTCAGTTGCCTGCGATCGCTGGCGGATCGGCAGGCGGGAGGAGCGCGGTGGTGACCACGGCGGTGGCGGTCTGGATGAGCAGGGCATCGCCTGGCTTGATGATGCCTTTTTGCGCGGCGGCGGTGAGGCCGAGATCAGCGAGCTTGAGCACCTTGCTTTGGGTGTCGGCTTCGCTGGTGACGATGGCGATGCCGTTGCCGATGGCGACGGAGTCGCCGGGCGTGAGCTTGCCACTGGCGACGGCGGCGGCGAGGCCGAGATCGGTCAGGGCGAGGGTGGTCTGACGTTGCTGCGGAGAGCAGGCGGCGAGGATGGAGAGGGCGAGGATGAGGAGTGTGCGCATGGCGATGGAGGGGCGGTGTCAAAAAACAAGTGCTCAGTGCTCAGTGCGGAGTGCTCAGTAACTATGGCAGCCTGGGGGAGCCGAGTTTATCGGAGACCACGCCGCGTGTGACGGCGCGGAACCAGTCGGTTTGTTCTTTCGCGAGCGTGCTCATGGTATCGAGCGCGGTCGTGTTTTGCTTGATGGTTTCAGCGAGTGCCGCCTCTCGTTTTTCGGCCTCTTCTTTCTGACTCTTCCAGGCTTCGGCGAGTTCGGCTTTGTGGTCTTTTTGGGACTGTAGGAACAGCTTGCCGATGGTAACGACAGCGACGAGCAGGATGCCTTTCAGGCCCCATTCCTCCCAGGCATTGCCGCTGGCGTTGTTGCTGATGTCAGCGAGCCAGGCGGAGCCAGCGAGGGTGGCGAGAAACGTCAGTTTGAGCTCGATGGCGATGTTGTGGAGCATGGGCAGAAAAAGCTGAAAGGCTGAGATGCTGAAAGGCTGAGAGGCTGAAAGGATCAGGGGGTGGCCCAGCCGGTGTTGCCGGTGCCGGAGGTTTTACGCCAGATGTCACCGGTGTCGGTGCGGTGGTAGATGCAGCCGACGGGGGCGGTGATGGAGCCTTCGGGGGATCCGCTGCCTTTTCGGCGGTATAGATCCTCGAAGAATCCGTAACCCGTGCTCCCATCGGTGCCTTTGATGATGCCTGTGCCGCCGTGCTTAATGCCAGCGTCGGGAGAGTCAGCCCGTCCGTTTGCTAGAAGTATCTGATAATTGCTCCAGATGTAGGCATGAGAATCAAAAAACGTAGTGGATAATGAGCCCACGACATTTTTGAACAGGGAAAGCATCGAGGCTGTTCCTCCCGTATTATACGGCACAAATGACATACCCGCCGGAGCGCTCAAATAGTCTTTGACCCAGCCGCCGTCGAGTATTGTGGGATCTGTCCACATGTGACTCACTCCATTAACCTTTACATCAAGTTGTCGCCCAGTGAAGCCACTGGGCGAATTAATGCCCAACATGGTCCCGGCGGTGCTCCAAGTGTTCGTTGTCGCGCCAGTCGTTTCAATGAGCGCCAACGGCTTCGTAGTCGTCGCCGTGCCGCCCGTGATTGGCGAGCCTGTGACCGTCCACGCTGGCGCGGACAGCGCGCCGTTGGCAGAGACTGCCAGCGTCGTGAACGCGCCCGTGCTCGGGGTCGTGCCGCCGATGGGGCCGGGGGAGGTAAGGTCAGTGCTGGCGGCTGCCCAGGTTCCATCGCCACGGGCGAAGGTGGACGAGTTTGCTGTGCCTGTCATCGCGAGCTTCGAGAGGGCGATGGAGCCGGCGAGCATCGTGTTGGTGACGGTGCCGGTGCCCCCGGTGGAGATTAGCGTGCCCGTTTCATCCGGGAATTGCAGGACGCGGCCCGTGCTGGGCGTCACAAACCCGAGGGTCGTTGTGAGGAATGCCTGATGGGTGTATGAGAGACCTGTATTGAGGACGGCCGTGCGTGGATAGCCCGGAGATGCTGGTTGAGCCGATAAAGCCGTAGCGACGAGATGGCCGCTGAAATTATAAAGGGGAATTTTGCCGAAGTCGGATCCGGCGTTGCCTCCTGCGCTGGTGCCGGTGTAGCTGAACGTCCCGCTGCCGTTGTTGGTGAGCACGCCGGCGGCATTTGCCAGCTCTCCAAATGCTGTTACGTTCGCGGGCTTGCTGGTGATGTCTCCCCATGCGGGCGTGCCGCCGAAGCCGGTGACGGTGCTCCCACTGGCCGCTGTGATGGTGGCACCGGAGTTGATGGTGATCGATTTGCCGGTGGGGATGACGATGGACTCGGTGAGGGCGTCGGTGGCTTTTGCCTTGAGGACCGTTTCGGTTTGGGAGTGGACCGGAATGACCGTGATGACGGCGAGGACTAGGGTGAGGAGTGTCTTCATGATTTTAGGCGATTTGGAACCAGTATTTTTCGTTGGTGGTGGTGGCGTAGTCGATACCGCGGACGATGCCGTTGGCGGCGTCCGTCGCGGCGGTGCCGGATTTGAGGAGCCAGGTCTGCAGCACGTCGTCGATGACGAGGTGGATGAGGGTGCGGACGGGCAGGTCGGCGGTGGCGATGCTGTCGAGATCGACGCTGGTGCCGCCGGTGAGTTCCGTGATGGCGGGGTAGTAGCGCGGGGCGCGGAGGGTGAGCCAGTCCTCGGCGCCGTCGAGGACGATGGGGCTGGTGCTTTCCGGCAGCACCTGCGGGCGGGTGATGCCGGCGCTGATGACGTTGTCGCTGATGAAGGGCGTGGCGCAGTGGCCAGGCCGCCACCATTGCACCTCGAGCGCGACGGCGAGCCGCAACACGGTGGCGGTGGCGAAGGCGGCGGTGAGCTCGTCGGTGTGGAGGATCATGTCGCCGACATACCAGTCCGCCGTTGTGGCGGCGGCGGTGATGTCGGCGGTGTCGAGCGCGGCGACGATGTCGCCCTCAAGCACGGCGACGAGCTTGATGCCGAAGCCGCTGGGCAGGAGCTCCGTGACACCTGCGCGGTGGAACTGGATGCGCACCGGGACGCGGGACCGCCAGTGGAACGTGAGCGGTGGCGAGACGGGGATCTCGGCGGTGTTGGTGGTGAGGTCGAAGCGGATGTCCACGCGGGTGGGCGCGTGTCAAACGCCGAACTTTCGCTGCGGCAAACAGACTCGCTCAGGCTCGCTTGTTGCCGAGCTACTGGTTCGTCCCCTGAGAAAGTCGTTTGTTCGTTTTCGTCGTCATAGAATGAGCGTGTGATTTCCGCGCCGCAAGCGCATGTGTCATGCCATGGTGCGTTGATGTATATGATGCTCTGGCATTCCTCACACCACGCCTCCATGTCGTCGAGAATCGCGGGCCTCCGTCGGTGCCAACCTGCGGTTGGCTCTCTGGTTGTTTTTTGGTCCTGCATCATTTTTCTCCGGTTGAGCTGCGCATGGTCGGCCTGCCAGCTAGGTTTTTGAGGGTTGATCCTGGTCTTAATCGTACGGGTGCCAGACGACTCCGACGACCATGAGCCGCGAAAGGTTTAGACCTCCTCCGTTTGCAGGCAGGTTGATCGTCGCTGGTGATCCAGGGGTGATTGTCGTCGTTGCCTCCGTGCCCTCTGCCCAGTCCTCCGCCTCTCCATCAAGGTCGAATGTGTCGACTCGGTAAATGACGCGGCATGCTAGGGGAGTCAGAATCGTGAAGCGGCCATCCGCATCAAAGGTGCCCGCTTCGGTGATTTGCGTGGGAGTTGCGAACCATGTCCCACCCGGCAGTGAACTAATCAGCCCCTCCCTGGTCTCAATTTGGATGGTATCCCATTCACCCCATCCGCCGCCATCGGTGCGCACTTCGATGTAAAGAATGCCGGCGGTGGTCATGCTGTCCAGGTGGCTACCATTTGAGCGCTGCCGGCGCCGGTGAGATCGTCATTCCAGGTGAGGCTGATCGGTCCTCGGCCTATCTGCGCCGTTTTCACACCATCGACGAACGTGGCCAAGAGAAGTTTGAAGGGGGAGGCATCCTTGAAACTGTCGCCACTGGTGATCGCGGTCGTCGTGACGCTGAGAGCGACGGTGATGTCCGTCATGGGGTGGAAAAAGTCGCGGCCTGACAAGGTCGTCTTAATAACCGTGCCGGAGATAGTCGCGATGACATACTCGGTGCCACTGCCTGAAAGTGATAGCGTGGGCGGTGTGCCGGCGTCCAATGCGGTGCCGCCGATGGTGGGCATGACGCCGCCGATGGTGCTGGGGACGACGGAGCCATTCGTGCGGACGAAGAGGGCGCTGGCGTCATTGCCGCCGCTACCGGAGGGAATGCGGAACTGCTGGGTGCCATCGGCCCCGGTGCTGCCGCTTTGTGCGCCGTCGATCTGGATCGCATGGCCGCTGGCTCGGCAGAGCTGATCGAGGGTGCGCTCGACCAGGGCACGCCATGGGGAGAGGCCTTCCGGGAAGCGGGGGCTGCGGATGGGTTTTTTGGCGGCGGTGGTGCTGATGCCCATGGGGAGGAAAAGCTGAAAAGCTGAAAGGCTGAAACGCTGAAAGGACTAGCCCTCGTGGGTGTATTCGGCGGGTTGGCAGCGGAAGTCGAAGGTGAGGATGTCGGCGTCTGCGGAGGGAGTGAGTGAGCCGGTGATGATCTGCGCGAGGCCCATGCCGAGCTCACCCCATTCGCGGAGGGAGTTGCAGCCGGTGGTGATGGCGCGCTCGGCGGCGCGGAGAACAGGGAGGCTGTCTGGTGCGCCGGTGATCTCGACGCGCGCGGCGAGAGTCGTGATGATCTCGGTGGCGGTGAGGCCGGGGCACTGGAGGCCGATGCGGAAGCGGAGCGCGGGCTGCGCGGCGCTCATGACGGGGTTATTGAGGAGTGCTAGATGGGCGATAGCGGCGGGGCCGAGAAGGTGCTGCGCGAGGAGTTGCGTGGCGGCGAGGAAGGCGGTGTGAGTCATATCGGAAAAAGCTGAAAGGCTGAAACGCTGAAAGGCTGAAATCAGGTGAGAAGCACGGGCCAGCGGTATTCGGAGGTGTAGATCTGGAGGGAGGGTCCGAGGGCGGAGTTGAGCGTGTCGGCGTGGGCGACGGCCATGCGCGACCAGTAGGCCGGCCACTGGTAGGTGACTTCGTCGTCGGTGCCGGTGATGACGACGGTGCGAACGGAGGGCGGAGAGGGCGGTGTTCCGCCTTCGCTTTGGGACAGTGGCACCGTGTCGGTGGCGAGCGATGAAACCGTGAGATAGTAGTCGGTGACGACGATCTGCGGGAGGTTCACGGCGCGGCGGACGGAGCCAGATCCGCCGTCCGGAAATGACCAGTAGATGAGGCCGCTGCTGGTCATGGCTTGGCCGTTGACGGAGATGATGCGCTTGTGCGGCTTGTATTCCTCAAGGCCCTTGTAGGTGACGTCGCAGCGCGCCCAGGGCGTGTTTTCATCGCTGCCTTGAAGTTCCGTGATGAACATATACGGGAAGGAGGGATGCGGGGAGCCGAGGGCGAATTCGGCGGCGATGACTTCGCCCGCGCTCATGTCGGTGGTGATGTCGAGCGCGCTGCCGGCGCTGGTGGCGGAGACTTTGAAGGTGTCGGCGGTGCGATCGATGACGTGAACGATGACGCCGAGGGAGGCGCTGCTTTGCGGTGTGATGCCTGCTCCGCCGGTGGTGCGTGCGAAGACCACGCGCTGGCCGTTGAGGTAGCCATGCGCGGTGCAGTTCACGACATTCGTGCTGGCGACGGCGGTGCAGGATTTCCAGAAGGAGTGCCACGAGACGCACGACACGACGCGCTCATCAAAGCCAACGTCGAGCGTGCGGCGGCGGCCGCGTGAGAGTGTCTTGGTTGGCAGGGAGTTGTCGAGCGAACCTTCGGCGGTGATGTCGAGCACGTATTGCACGCCAGGCATCTCCTCTTCGGCATCGACATCGATGATGATCATGCCGGGGCGGTCAGGGTGGACATCACCGGGGACGAGGCTAGTCGAGGAGGGAGCCTGCCAGGACTCGCGCAGCATGTCCACGCCGCGCATGCTGCGCTTCTCCTGCGCAGCGGGCGAGGCGAGGCGGAAGAGGGTGGTGAGTCCGTAGAGGTAGGAGGGGGGCATGCTGAAAAAGCTGAAAGGCTGAAACGCTGAAAGGCTGAAAGGATCAGGCCCCGAAGAAACCGCGCAGGGTGGCTTCTAGCAGTTTGCCGAGCATCTCGGCGACTTTGGTGTCGGGGTTGGACTTGGCGGCGTTGTTGACGTGCATGGCGTCCAAGCCGCCGCGCCCGCGTTGCTGCAGCAGGTCGTATTGCGAAGGGGCGGTCTGCATGGCGTCGTAGTCGGCCAGGGTGCCGAAGCGGCGACGGCCATCGCTGCCGCCGAGTCCACCGCCGCCGCGCGCGGCGGCGGAGAGCGTGGCACCGCGCCACTCTTGTCCTGGAGTGAAACCGAGGATCTTGCGACGGCCGCCGCGCGTGTCGCTGTCGCCAGCGCTGCCGCCCTGATTGATGCGGTCCTGATTGCCGATGCGTGTTTCCGCCATCATGCGGGCGCGGGTGGAATCGATGCCCATGGACTCCATCGATCGGGCCTCGCGCGTCACGCGCATCATGCGCTCCTGCGCATCCGCTTGCTTGTTTTTGCCGGCGGCGCGGAGGCTCTCGATCTGCATTTCGCTTTCGAGATCCTGGAGGCTTCGAGCTTGGAGCTTGTCCTTGGCGATTGATGTGGCGGTGCGCTCGAGGCTGACTTTTTCCCGCGCCATTTTGAGCGCATCGGACTCCGTCAGGCGGAGTTGATTTTGGATCTGTTCGGAGAGCTGCAGGACGTTGAGCTGATCGCGGAATGCGGAGATTTTGGCGTTGTCGAGATCGCCGCTTTGCGCCTGTTCACGAACGATCTTCATTTCGATGTCCATGACGGCGCGGGCCTCCTGGACACGGGCGGAGGTTTGCTGATCCTGTTCCTGTTCTTTACGGAGATCGACGATCTGTTTTCCAATTTCGAGCTGGCGCTTTTCGGCATCAATTGCTGCCAGCGTATTCCCCTGCTGTTGCTGAGATGCCTTTTCAAAGGTGGCGAGGCTTAATTCGTTTTGCAGGGCTGTGAGTCGCTCTGCGGTGGGAAGTTGCGCGGTTTTGAGATCATTGAGCCGGCGCTGTGCTGCTTCGATCTTTTCCCCGGCTTTGATCGTCTTCTCATCCACATCGAATGACAAGGCTGTGATCTTCTTTTCAGGAGACGCGAGGGCAATCCTTGCGCGGCTGGTGTCGCGGATCAATCCTCCGCGCGGTGCCTTGGCGTTCATCATGCCGAGAGCTTCAGCCATTTCTTTGGCACCCTGGATACCGCCTTTCAAGTCGGCTAGAAATAGCTGCATTTCATTCGACGCGAAACGACCGAAGGCACCGATCACATCCTTATTTTCGGCAATCACTGTCGCCAGATCCCGGAACGCAGGGACCAACTCTTTAACGAGCGGCCCTGCCCCTTCAGCGACAAGCATCTTGAGACTGCTCGTGATGTCTGTGAGATCTTCATCAAGACCCGCCTTAGCGCGCGCGAGTTCGCCAAAGCCGCTGACGAGACGCTCAATGAAGGCAGTCGCCTCAATGTTCATTTTCTGCAGCGCCTCGGTATCAGCAGTGCCAAAGACGCTCTTCATCACGGCGCGGACTTGCGGCACGCGCTCGGCGATCTGGTTGATCTCTTCAGCCGAGACCTTGCCTTTGCTGGCGATCTGCGTGAGGGCGAGAAGCACGCCGTCGAGATCGGAGGCGGTGCCCCCGGCGAGCGAGAGCGCATTACCCATCTCAATCATCGCGCGGCGGGAGATGTCGGCTGAGAGCCCCACGGCGCGTAGGCGGATGTCGCCTTTGACCGCCTGCTCAAAATCAAGGCCGGGGAGGCGTGCATCCTGCCGCAGTTGAGCGAGCCGAACGCTGGCAGCTTCCGATGATCCTTCCAGCGTGGTCATGCCGCGCTCCAGTCGGTCGAGATTCACGACGGTATCTAGAGCCTGCTTTCCGAGACCGATCATCACGCCCCCGGCGACGAATTTACCAATGCCTCCTAGCACATCATTACCGAGACCACGTCCCTGCTTTTGTATCTGCTCGCGAAAACGCGCCGTTTCTTTGGTCGCCTTGGCTAGGCTGGCCTGATAACCTGCGATTTCGAGTTTCAGCGATGCTTCGAGAGTCGTGCTCATGATTTCTTTTTGAAGCCCGATGTTCGGGCGAGGGATTCCAGATACTTGTCCCACATGCGATCCAGCCGCGCGACGCGCCACTCGTTCATGACGAGTTCAATGCGGCGTTTCATGTCGGCGATATTCGCCGCGAATTTCACATCGTTGCCGATCGTGATTTTGAGCTGCTGATCCGTGAATGAGACGTCGAGATGGCCGGGGGAGTCTTGTTTCTTGACGCCGGCCGGAAGATGCGCGCCGAGCGCCGTGAGTCCATCCTCCCAGCCGCCGACGAGCCACCAGACTTGCTCCTGTTCGAGCTCGACGTAGGCCTTGAGGTTTTTGGGATCGGTGACGTAAAAACGAAAGCGGCGGCGCTTTTTGCGAAAGTTCCGCCGATGATGCACGCCGTCGTCAAAGGGAGCCATGGTGGAGCCGGTGGCGTCACGGAGCACTTGCGACGCGCCAGGCACGTCGCCGTGGTTTTTGAGCCACCAGAAGGCTTGAGCCTCGCCGGGAGACTTTTCCGCGATCGCGTCATACGCATCGGCCGGCGTGCCGTAAAGGTTGTAGATGTCGGCAGCGACCTTCGCGCGGCCTTTTTTCCCGGCCTGTCCCACGCTCGTTTTGCCGTCATAGGGCGGCGTGATACCGGCGACGCCAGGCATTTTCCCGCTGCCGCCGAAGCAGATGCGCGCCTCCTCCATCCAGAGTTCCGGCAGCGTTTTTTTCGACGTGCTCGCCATCCGCAGAAATGCGGCGGTGTGGGCAGCGGTATCGAGGACGAGCATGCGGAGGGGATCGGCGGGTTGCATGGGGCGGGCCATGTCAAAAGCTGAGAAGCTGAAAGGCTGAAACGCTGAAAGAGAATGCGGCAAACGGCCCGATGCGCCGTCGCTTAGGCTCCTTTGTCGGCGATCTCTTTGTTGTGCCAATTCATAGCGCGAGCCTCCCCTGCGAGAGTTCGCGTTCGATCCGTTGGCGGGCGGTGTGGAAGTGTTGCGGGTCTTTCTCGATGCCGATGAACTTCCGGCCAGTTCTCAGGCAGGCGATGGCGGTTGCTCCCGCCCCCATACAGAAGTCTAGCACCGTGTCACCTGGGCGGCTGTAGTCCTCCACGATGCGGCACATGGCATTCAGCGGCTTGCCTCCCTTGTGCTCGATTGTCGTCTTGCTGCCCTCATAGACTCCGGGCAGCGTGCCCCATTTGATTTCAGCCTTTGTGCGGGCCGGTATCAGCCAGTCAGTCCACGAGCTAGGTCCGTCTCCCGTGAGTCTCACTGATCGCCCGCGAGCGATTACTGGTATCGGCGCGAAGACATAGCGCCCAGCCTCCTTCATTCGGCGTTCCCAGTCGCGGGCGAGAACGTGGTCCGTGATGATGCACGCCCATCCGTGCGCAGGCAGCATCCGGCAGACTGCCGACACCTCTTCATCGCCCCATGCTCCATAGCTGATGACTTCGCGGACGGTTTTTGTTCCGTTGCCCGTGTGGCCATCCCCTTTCACCGCGTCATGTCCGGCATGAGTTCGCGCACTGAATGGCGGATCTGAGATCACCGAGTCTATGCCAGTGAGTAGCGGCATAATGTCTCGGCAGTCACCAAGATACAGCCGCACGTCGGACCCCAAGGCACAACAAGCGCATGGAGCTAACGCCGATGGGCGCTGCTCTTGCATTCGTGAGTCTGGGGCGGCGTAGCTCATGCTAATCGTTCCCCCGCCGAAGAATATCGACAGCCTTCGCCACACGTCCGGGAAAGTAGGCAGCCCATTCATTCGCCTCTTCAACAGCGATCTCCGCGACGATTTCACTCAGTCGGCGAGGGCTCTTCCCTCCCTTTGTGCGGTTGCAGTAGATGTAGGCAGCTTGTTCTTCGGTGATTTCGATTTCGATTTTCATAGCGAACTTATTATGTCCGATTGTCGGACTATTGCAAGCAGCTTTCCGATTGTCGGATTTTTCTTTCATGGTAGGGTGAGCCATGTTTCACGAGTCTCTTGCCGCCATCCCTATCAAGCCCGCCGACCTCATCGCCCTCGGCTTGCCGCGTTCCACGGCCTACGATTGGTGCTCTGGCTCGTCCACGCCGGATCATTCGGCCTTCGTGCTGGCGCTCCTTCAATACGCCAAACCAACGCAGGGGAACCAGACGGTGATCCGAACAAATGCCAGCCGGGCGGCACAAGTGGCGAAGAGGAAGCGGTAGGGCGGCTGTCATTTGTCGGATACCTCGGCGTTCGGCCTATAAATCGACCGCCACTTTCCAGCGGTGGCCTTTGTCGCGCATGGACTGCAGGCGGAGCAGACGGCGGCCGACGCGTGACAGGCGGGCGTCCGGCCAGATATAGGCGTTGCCGTCCAGAATGCCGGCGGCGTGGATGAAGCACCACCCGCGAACCAGGGAAACGCCCCACTCGAGTTCCGCCAAGGGCGTGCCAGGCAGCGCCCGCGCCAGCAGCACGAAATATTCGGCGAGCTGGACGGGCATGGCTAGTTTCCCGCGAGGCCTCCTGGAGCATGGCCGGAAGGGCGGCGGATGGCCTGCACCTTGCGGTATTCGCCCGCGATGCGTGCCGCGAGCGAGCACGCTGCGCGAACCTCCTCCGGAGGGATATTTTCGAGCGTCCATGCCTCGATCTTTTCGATGAGTTGCAACGGGCGCGATCGCAGATGGAACCATTGCACGCGCGGCGTGGCGGCGATGAATAGCAGCTTGGCCGCCGTCGGCAGATACGTCGTGAGATCCACGGCCTCTTCAAACACGAGGTTGGCGGCCTGTTCTTTGGCTGCGAGTGCGGCGAAGTAGGCCTCGAGGCGCGGCACGTCGTCGAGCGAGTCGGCGGGCAGATCCAGCGAGACCAGGCGGGCGAGCAGCGAGGCACTGCCGGCGTCCCAGGGCGTGAGCGGCAGGCCGTTCCAGACGTGTGATTCCGCGCCGGCGGCGACGGCCTCCCGCTCCGCCGTGGCGGCGGATACAAAGGCGGCATCGGTGGCGTCATCGTCATCGGCGGCGGGGAGGGCGGGGGGAAGAGTGGTCATGGGGAGGAGGGAAAGAGGCTGAAACGCTGAAAGGGGAAGAGTAAGAAGTGCTCAGTGCTTAGTGCTTAGTGCTGAGTTGAGCTTCGAGGGCGGTCAGGCGCGCGGTGAGCGAGGCGAGAGGATCTTCGAGATTTGGGGTGCGCATGGCGGCGAGGAAGTTGTTGTGACGCCAGGCGAGCTGGCCATGCATCCAGCGTTGGCCGGCCTCGTGGATGGCGGTGTCGAGGGCTTCGAGATCGGCGGAGGGATGGAGGGAAATGCGGATGTTTGGGGTGCAGGTTTGGCGGAGGAACTGCGTGTGGGTGCGCTCGTCGGGGTCCGTGCCCGCGCGGCGGAAACCTCGTGCCTGGAGGCTGCGCACGACATCGGCCTGGAAGCCGAGACCGATGACTTCGGCGAACTCGGGTTCGGTCATGCGGAGGCCGTTACGGGCTTGTTCGAGTTCGAGGGCGGAGGGCATGGGCGGAAGACGATGAGATGGGGAGACTGGGAGACTATAAGACTAGGTCTAGGCGACGTTCGTGAGCGATGAGAGCCAGCGTCCAGCGCGTATGATCGCGCATGTGCTTGGAGGCACGATGCCCTTGGAAGCGGAGGCGCTCTGCTCGACGCCAGGACTGGACCCGCTTGCGGATCAAGCGAAGGCCATGGCCATGGATGGCCAGCATGTAGAGCCTTTCTCTTTGCTGGCTTGAGGTGCGCCAGGCTTCGAGTTGGTCGGGAATGGTCATGGGGAGAATAGTGGAAAGCTGAAACATAAAAGGCTTAGACGATGGGGGCGGAGCCGAAGCGGCGGGCGAGCTCGTCCATGATGCGGCCGCTGAAGTTTTCCATGAGGAGGGCTTTTTTGCCGCAGTCGCTTTTTGTGACGAGCACGGAAGGCCGGGAAGGGATGAGCTTTTTGAGGCGGCGGCGGCTATAGAGGGCGTCGTAGCCGAGCACGACGGCATGCAGGGGAGAGGTGACCTCGAGCGAGAGGCGGAGCGGGTCCTCTTTCGTGGGATCACGGCGGAGCATGTCCGCTGCCGCATAGACACAAGGCAGGCCGGCGGCGTCACGCAGCTCATAGCCGAGCGCGGGGAGCCAGTAGCGGCGAGATCCCTCCGCACCATCGAAGGCGAGCACAGGCAAGCCTACCAGCCCACACGCGGCGGCGAGCGCGAAATCTTCCGTCGGTTCCACGCCGCCGCGCAGCTTCATGGCCTCCTGCTCAGGGCCTTGCTTGTAGATCTCGATCTGCGCGGCGGTGCCTTTGACCAGGACGAGACGCATGGGCTGCCCACGCTGCATTTCGCCGAGGCGGTCATAGTTGTGGTGCGCGTGCATCATGATGCACAGCGGGTGCATCGGCGTGAGCTTCTGGAGATCGCCGGACTGCCATTGTTTCGCGATGGCGAGCGGCATGGCCGGGAAGCGGGTGGAGAGTCCATGAAAGCGCCAGTCGATGACCGCGCCGCCTGTGGCCGTGTCGATCGTCGTTTGCCAGGTGAAGGGGAATCCCAGCGCGACCATGGAGGCGGCGAGTTTGGAATTCGTGATCGAAAGCAGGTTCGCTTTCGTGAGGGCTTCACGCGCGCCGGCTCTTTGGATCGCGGCGAGTTGCTCAGGGTCTGTTTCAATGGATGCCATAAGGCGGGGGGATAGGCCGCTGGATGATCTTGCGACCTTTGACCGAGTTTACGGCGGCCCATCCAGCGTGGGCTCTATGGGGTGGGGTAGCTTATGCGGCGGCGACGAGCGGGTAATACGTCGCAGGAACCGTGATGGCAGGTCCCTTTTCGAGCGTGAGGGAGCGCTTCACTTCTTTGGCCATGAGGAGCTTCGTGGAGTCGCGCAGCCAGCCATGAACCGTTTCGGGATCGACCGCGCCATCGGCGGGGGCGGCGAAGTTGGCGAGCGTGATGGCCGTGCCGGGAGAGACGTTCGCGAGGCCGACGGCCTTGCCAGCGGCGTTTGGAATGATCTCGCCTTTCGTCTCCATGTCCGCAGCGACGTTGAACACCTGGACTTGGCGTATGGCGTTGTAGTGCGGTGTCTCGCCGCCGACGTGACCGGACTTTTCACGGATGGTCACGCGCGGGTTAAAGTCGAAACCCTCCTGCACGTAGGAGGTGTCGCCGTATTCGTCGAGGTCGTGAGCGGCAAGCGAGCCGAAGAGTTGATGAGGAGCGAAGGGCATGAGAATTAAGGGAGTGAGCGGCGGGCGCGTTTGGATGAAGGAGGCGGGGCGGGGGGATCGGCGAGGGGGATGAGTGTGCAGGTGCCAGGTGCGGACGTTTCCGCGATGAGGACGCCGACACGGGTGACGAGCGTGCCATGTCCAATCGTCGCGCGGCCGCCGACGGGCGTGCCGATCACGTCCACCTCATAGTGGGCTGTGGCGGACTCGTGAAAGGTGGCGCGCATGGTTTGAAAAGCTGAAAAGCTGAAAGGCTGAAACGCTGAAAGGGGGAGGCTGAAACGCTGAAATTACGGGGCGACAGCGACGGCGGAGCCGCGCATGGCGGTGGGATTGAAGAGGCATTTCGTCGTGGATGTCGCGACGATGACCGGGACGGGATACATGCCGGTGGTGAGATCGGCGACGGGGGCGATGCCGCCCGCCGTGGCGGAGAGCACATAGACCGGTGCCGACATCGAGAGCGTGGCACCGAGCGTCAATTCGGGGTCGTAGGTGATGACGACACAAGGCTGCCCCGACACGGCCGCGCTGCCGGCGATGGCGAGCACGACGGATGTGGCGGCGCTGGCATTGGCATCGGCGAGTTTCCATGTCTGCGTGGCGTCGTCGAGATAGAGCAACTGGCCGATGGTCATCGTCGCACCGGCGATGGCCCCTTGCGCGCGTTTCGCTTTGGCGGAGGGGAGGAAGGACGTGGTGGTGATCGAGAGATCCGTGGCCGCAAGCGGCGTGAGGGAGGCGAGCGCGACAGCGGCGAAGATGAGGGAGCGGAGGAATTTCATGGAGTGAGAATGGCGGGTGAAATGATGGGACCGACAAACGGCGCGGCGTGTCAATCCGCCGTGGCGAATTGAGGGACGAAGAAATGAACCGACATGGTGAGGCCGTAAAAAATGGTGCGCGTTTCCTTCTTCCGCATCGGCGGGGCGAGGCCGTTGTGAACGATTTTTTTGATGGCCCAGTCCTCGCGCCGCTCCAGTGGCAGCGTCTCCAAAAACGTCTTGAACGCGGTGCGGTCCCGAAGCACGCGGCCGATGGGAGCGAGGATGGCGGAGGCCTCGCCGGTGGTCGTTTGCTCCGCCACGGGAGCGACTTCGGGATCGCCCTCGTTTTCCGGCGTGGCGGCCATCCAAGTGAGCAGCATCACGGAAACGTCGATGACGCGCATGGGACCGACGCTGCCTTGTTCTTTCGCGGCGATGAGCAGGGACGGCAGCGGCGGCACGCGGCCCATGTCCATCACATCCTTTGGCAATGAGCTGTCCGCCGGGATGCCGGCGGTGATGCTGGCGGGAGCGGCGAGGTAGTCGCGAAACAACCAGGCGGCGAAGAGGTCGAGTTCGGTGTCGTGAATGGTCATTGAGGGGGAAAAAGCTGAAAGGCTGAAACGCTGAAAGGCTGAAACGCTGAGATGCTGAAAAGCTGAAAGGATCAGGGTTTCAGGGGGGAGGTGGCATCGATGATCCAGACGGGGGAGGCGGATTCGCCGCCAGTGACGGACTGGAGATTGTAGCGGCGTCCGTTGTGCTCCACGGCATCGCGCGTGACGTGCGGAGCCGTCGGCAGGATGGACTTCGGGATCTGCGCGGAGAGCGTGTGCATGAGCTCCATGCCGAACTCTTCCACGGCGGCGGAGTTGTCACCGACGTCGATCACGCAACCGAGGAGCGACTGGCGGCCGGCCGGCGTGATGAGGATGAGCGGCAGCGCGGTGTCCGTCGCGAAGGGGGAGGCGGCCATGCCGGCGAGGTGAGCGGCGCGGAATTCTTCTTGAAGAGTCATCGGGGGGAAAAGCTGAAAGGCTGAGGCTGAAAGGCTGAAAGGCTGAAAAAAAGAGCGGCACGCCCCCAACCAAAAAGGACGTGCCGCAAGCATCACGCGACGATGAGAGGAGAGATCGCGGTGCTAATTTTTACGCGCTGGCGGCTTCAGCCGCATCGGCGGCGGTATCGGCCTCTTTGGCGGCCTTTTCGGCGGCTTCAGCGGCCTCGCGCAGCGCCCCGACGCCTTGCTGGCCTTTGGCGTCGTCGGCGAGTTTGCGGGCGTCGATGGCGAGCGCGGCGAGGCGGAGTGCTTCGGTGCGTTCGGGAAGGATGACGCCGTGCGGGCCGGATTGACCGGCTTTCGCGGCTTCGGAGTCGCCGATCAGTGTGCAGGTGCCAGGCTCGCCAGTGAGCGCGATCGGCACGGCGGCGACGAGGACCTCTTGTGCGCGGCCGAGATCGGCGGCGTGACCCGTGGATACGAGCACGTCGAGCACGACGGCGACGCCGGCGGATTGATGGTAGGTGGCTTTCATGAGCGAGATGGAAAAGGAAGGACCGCGCTCTTGCGAGCGCGGTCATAAGGTTATGCGTTGGCGAGGACCTTGAGCGTGTAGTTCTTCGCGGTGTTGTCGCCGCCGGCCGTGAGAACTGCGGCGTCGAGTCGCAGGTAGCGGCGGGTGCCAGGCGGCAGCTTGTAGCGGCGGCTGGCGGCGGCCGCGCCGGCGCTGGCGGCACCCGTTTGGACGAGGGTGGCGAGCGAGGCGATGGCGGTGAAGGTCGAGTCGTCGGCGCTGTCTTTGAGCGTCAACGTGATCGTCTTGTCATCGACCAGACTTGGCGTGGCCTCGATCTCGACGAGAACTTCGATCTCGTCAGCGATGGGTCCGAGGACGGTGGAGCCGAGATCGATGCTGGTGCTGTAATTGGCAGCGGCGGCGGCCGGGAGGGCTTTAACTTTCGTGTTGGAGGCATCCGCCAGGCGGCGGATGGTATTGGCAAGGGCGGCACTCATGAGTTTATGGAGAGGGTGTGAGGTTCAGACGCGGGTGGATTACTCTTCGGAAGCGGCGGCGACTTCGATGGCATCCGTGTCTGGGATGGCATCCGTGGCGACGATGGGGCAGCCGTTGTAGTCGGTGGGGACCGGGGCTTCGGCGGGCTGATTCGGGCGGGTGGTGCCACTGCCGTTCAGCACGACGGTGCGTGCGACCTGGAGCTGACGACGGGAGCGAGCGGACATGAGGATCACGTCCGGCTTGATGCCTTGCGGCCAGGATTCCCAGGCGGTGCCGAGCAGGGCGTCTGTAAGGCCCTTGCCGCTGTCGCTGGAGAGGTTCGTGATGCGGCGAACACTGTGCTGGTTCGGGATGATCAATCCGGCGAATCCTTGGAGATCCGACGTGTAAACGCGCAGTTTTTTGGTGCTGTCGTTTGGATCTTCGATGGTTTCAACCGTCGGGTCTTCCATCATGAAAACGGAGCCGGTGCCGTAGGTGAGCGTGACGCCGTCCGGAAGCTGGCCTTCGCCGGCGCGGTTGAATTTGATCATGTAAATGGACGAGCCTGTGCCAGCAGTGGCCCCCGTGGATCCGTTGATGCAGAGGCTGTAAACCTTGCCCGTGAGGGGATCGGTGAAGGTGGTGCCGAACGCGGTGAAATTTTTCAGGCCGGGGAAGCCTTTGGCACCGACAACGCGGCCGCCGTAGATCTGCTGGGCGATGGCGAACATGGAGCTTTTCGTCATGCCGGCGGCTTCAGCGGCGAACAGGCCAGCGGCCCCGCCGCGCTTGTTGTTGTCCGCGACATGCTTGGCGGCCTGGATCATGCCGCCAAAGGGGAAGCATTCGAAGATTTCATTCTTCCAGCTCGACTTCGTGACGGTGTGACCACCGCCCATGTCATGAAAGCCGGCCGATGGATAGCCGGTGCGGACGAGCGTCTCGTATTTGAGCTCACCCGCGCCGAGCTGCTCGGCGGGGAAGAGATTGAACTCGGGGATTTCACCGGCGGATTCTTCGACGAATCCACGCACGGCCTCGCCGCAATTGAGGCGGGCGAGCTCGAGCGAGGTGATCATGCCGTTGAGGGCGAACAGGCCGCCGTTGTAGCAACTCAGCGGTGTGGCAGCGGCGGGCGAGATGAGCGCCGTGAGGACGGCGGCGTGGATATGGCCGGCGGAGGCGAGAACGAACGCGCAAAGGAGGCCGAGGAAGAGGACTGGTTTATTCATGGGATTGATGCGTGGATGCGTGGATTGATGGATTGAGGCGAGGCGGTGAAGAGTCTGATTACTTGGCGAAAATGGGGAGCTTGTTCAGGGCGGTGACCGCCTTTTGGCGCGGCGTGGCAGCGGCATCGTCGTCGCCTTCTTTCTTTGCGCCGGGGATCGGCGCGGGCGCGGCGGCCGTCGGCGATCCTGGAGCTGTGCCACCCAGGCCGTGCTCGCGCTGACTCTTGAGGTTCACCACTTCCTTTTCAGCGGCGGTGAGTTTTTCAGCGATCGGCTTGATGGCGGCGGCGATGGCGGTGTTCATGTCGGCGGCGGTGACGGTTTCGACGACGACGGCGGTGGGGATCTCAGGCGCGGGCGGCGTGACGGTGGGTTTGGCGGCGGCGGTGATCTTGGTGAGCGCGGTGGCGCAGTCCGCTTCCGTGGAGGCGGCGGTGAGGGTGATGCCGAAAGCGGCAGCGGCGAGGATGAGTTCGGGGGTGGGCTTCATGGAGATGGAGGCGGGTGGCGTGACAGGCGCGGTGTCAATGAGCGCGAGGATTTCTGGCGGCGGTGAGTATTTGGCGGTGACCTTCCGAAGTGGCTGGAAGGCGGAGAGTGCGACGGGATCGAGCAACGTATCGACGAGGCCGAGTTCGTGGGCTTGCTCGCCCGTCAACCAGGTGGTCGCCTCCATGCGTGCCATCCATTCAGCGGCGGTTCCGCCGGCCTTGGCGACCAGGCTGGCGGCCATGGCGTCGTTGCAGGCCTGGAGCGTCTTGATGGACTCCTGGAGGGAGGCGACATCGGAGCCGGCGCACCAAATTTCGGTGTCGTGGATCATGATGAGCGCATTGCGCGCGGCGCGCACTTCATCGGCAGCGGCTGCGATGATGGGGGCGGCGGAGTAGGCGTAGCCGTCGATCACGCAGACGATGCGCGCGGCGTGACGGGTGAGGATGGAATGGATGGCGAGCGCGGTGGGGAAGTCGCCGCCTTGGCTGGTGAGATAGACGGTGATGAGCGGCACGGCGCCGAGCGCGGTGAGTTCCTCCTCGAATTCCTTCAGCGTGCCCATGCCGCCGCTGTCGTGCTCCTCGCCGTAGTAGTCGGTGTAGCTGGAGGCCTCGCCGACGTAGCCGCGCAGGCGGAGCTCCGCGCTTTCTGCGAGCGCTTTGATTTCAAACCATCGGGAGCTTTTTACGGGCCCCGAGGTGAGCGCGGTGACGCGAGGCTGGAACGCTGAAGGGCTGACGGGCTGAAAGGCTGAAAGGGAGAGCATGCCCACCGGGGCTTTGTCAAAGCGCGGTGAGGACGCGCCCCAGCCGAATGATGATTGTGGGCTTCATCGGCGTTGCTCCCCATTCGGTGCGTCCGATACCATTTCCCCAGCCTAGATATTCGACCGTGATCTTGGGGACGTGTGCGCCGTAGCCATTCGAGAACTCTACGGCGTCGTAGGTTTTGCCATGCAGGCGCGAGATGATCCAGTCTTTGATCTCCCGGTATTCCTCCTTCTTCACTCCGCTGGCGATCATGTTGAACCAGCGTTTTTTGAGCGTGAGCCTAAGGACACGTGCGGTAGCCGGCGCGTTCAACGTCTGGACATCCAGACGTTGAAATGCACGGTTATTCCTCGAGGACTTTGATTTGTTGGATGAGTTCGGTGACATCGATTCCTTGGACTTGGGCGAGGGCGGTCATGGACTGGACGGTCTGCGGATCGATGCACATGAACCAGGGCAGGCCGATGCTGGCGCCGTGGCGGATGTTGTCGGCGATCTCCATGAGGCGGCCGTGCCGGACGGCGGTGCCGTCGAGACCGAACTTGTCGCAATACATTTCGATGGTGCCAGTGAAGCTGCGGAGCTTTTCCTGTTCGGCGCGTTCGTCGCGTCCGGCGTCGATACTGGGATCGATGCCGCCTTTCCAGTTCACCTCCCGCCAGTCGGCGACGACGCGGCCGTCGGCGTCTTTGGTCCAGGGTAGGCCCTGCTCAATGGCATCCCCGATGATCCATTCCCAGACGGCTTGGCAGTAGTTTTCCCGCAAAACGCGGCGGATGCGATCGAAGGTTTTCTGGACCTTTCGCAGGACCATGCGGACGGCTCCGCTGCCGAGTTTGTCGAGGCCGATCATGTATTCCGGCGGGAGCTTCATGGAATAGACGGCCTCATTCCAACAGCGGGTGATGATCTCCGCCATGCTGAGCGGCTGGCCCTGAAAAAAGGAGAGCGCCTCGCCGGTTTTGAACACGGGAATGGAGATGCCGCCGGCGAGCTCGATGTAGCGGAGGCCGTTGTCGCTCGTGACGCCGTTTTCGGTCGTTTCACCTTTTTTGACGGAGGTGCGCATGCCTTGCGCGACATCGCCGGTGGGCGTGGTGACCGCGCCGACGAAGTAGGCGCGGAGCTTCGTGCCGAAGCGCTCGGCGGCGGCGAGATCGATGGAGTCGAAGAGGGAGCGCTCGCTATTAAACAGCCAGGGCGTGCCGTGGCGCTGATTGAGCGTGCGATCGTCGAAAATATGAAGCATCTGCGCGGCGGGGCGCTGATCATACGCGGCGGCGGAGAGCGTGCTGGGCTTTTGTTTGAGAACGCGGAAGGCGCGGGCGATGTCGAGGCCGTCAAACTGAATGCCGCCGTCCCAGGTGAGATCGGAGCCGTTCGCGAGAAACTCGCGGCTGCCGCCGGCCCCGTTGCCGATTTGGTCGGTGGTGAGGAACTGGAGCTGCAGGCGGCGGAAGCTGGTGTCCGTGAGCGGGCGAGCGATGGCCTCCGGACGGTTGTCGGCGATCTTGAGCGCCATGACTTCGCCATCGCCGACGACGGCGGTGCCGAGCATGGTCTGCGAGCTGTAAAAATTGAAGCGGCGGCGGATGTCGATGGCCTTGGATGAGGCCCATTGATCGAAGTAGGCGGTGGCCTCTTTTTTGAAGGTGGCGGTTTTGCTTTCGCTGGTGGGCACGAGGCCGTTGCCGATGGCCTCCTCGACAGGCTGTGAGACGCAGTAGCCGATGAAGGGCAGGGCTTCCTGGAGGAAGCGACTTTTCTGAACGCGCTGCTGGCGAACCATGGCCGTTTCTGCGCGCCAGTTCCGCCACATGTTTTGCGTGGGCGCGGAGCGGATGCCGCCGCCGGCATTGACCGCCGACGTGGCGGAAGGTAGCGCGGCGGCGGTGATCTGCGGCGCGGCGGCGGCTTGAGGTGAGGATCGGGATTTTTTGCGGCTCATGTCGAAAGAGAGAAGTCCGTGAAGCGGGGGATGAGCATGCAGGGGGCGGAGTTGCTGCCGCCGGACGACTGAGCAGCCAGGCGCTCGCGAGCCTGCGTGAGGACGGCGAGGAGCTGCTTGGCATTGACGGAGCGCTCTGCGGAGGCGCTTTGGCCTTTGAAGGCGGTGGCCGAAGTGAAGCGATCGCCGGCCATGACGGCGGCGAGCACGCGATCAAACTCCGCGCGCAACCAGTCCGCTCCGCGCTCGCTGCCGATGTCGGCGACATGCATGAGCAGGGCGTCGGTAATGATGGAGGGGTCAACGTCGTCAGGCATCGCGGTGGAGGCGGTGTCAATTCAGGGCCTCCATTGATGCGGCTATGAGGTCACGGCGGCGGGCGGGCCTTGAGTCGAGCCAGAACGCCTTCCTGTGTGAGCAGGTGGGGGAGCGTGCCTTTTTCCCACTGCCAGATGGCGCGGGCGGAAACGCCCAGTAAAGCGGCAAGCTGCGCCTGCGTCTGGCCGTGCTGCTCTCGCCATGCTTTGAGTTGCTCAGGGAAGGTCATGGCTCAGGTGCTCGGTTGCGGTAAAACATGGCGTAGCGGACTACTGGGAATTCATTGGCGGTGGCGAAGCCGAGCTCGCAGACGTGGTAGCCGCCGGCTTCGGCGTCGATCACTACGGGCCAGAAGCGGAGGGGGACGCGGGGGGCTTGAACGCTGAGAAGCGTGTCGCGGAAGGCGCGGGCGGCGGTGAGGGTGCGGGGCTTGGATGTGAGGAGTTTGCAGGCTGCTTTCATGTTTTGATATTCGCACAATATGCGAACGGCGCAAGTCCTGATTTCGCATATTGTGCGAAATTCAATTCAGGACGTAGTCCCGGCCGCGTGGGGCGGGCTTGGCGGGAGTGGGGTCGCCGTCGGGATCGGTTTCGGTTTCGTCGGGGAGATCCGCCGGCGGGAGTGTCCAGCCGTAGTCGGCGCGAACGAAGTGCCACATGGCGAGGCCGTATTTAACGCAGTCGCCGTAGTCGTTCGGGGCGGTGGGATCCACCCAGATCCAGCGGAGGCGGCCGCGCACCTTTTTGAGCTGGCGCTTTTCTTGGCAGAGCTCGTCCACGAATTCGTCATCGGGCGAGAGCATGAGGTGCAGGCGGGGCGCGGGGAGCGGGAGGCGCTTAGCGGGATTCTTCCGCATGATTTCCAAGGCCGCGCAGATCTCGTCATGCTTGGCGATGCGCTGCAGGTAGAGTTCGGTGGCGAACTCGTTGTGCGAGACGTGGTAGCCTTTGAACTTGTAGTCGTCCACCTCGCGGTCCTTTTCATCGACCGCGCCTTTGATCTGATGGCCGCCCGCGCCTTTGCAGGGGAAGATCCAGTGGCCGCCGTGGTCGGGATGCTGGCGCGAGCGAGGACGTGCGCAGAAGTCGCGCACGTCTTTGGTGGAGTTGTCGCCGTCGCCTTCATCGATCCAGATGAAGGCGGGCATGGGATTCCGGCGCTCGTCTTCCGGTGTATCTCCCCAGTCGAGGACCTGGACGCGGTTTTCGGCGATGTCGTAAAGATCGTCGAAGGTGAGGCACTCGCCATAGTCCACGATGAAGGACTCGCCGCTGGAAAGGAAGGCGAGCTTGGCCCACTTCTTGACCTCGAACTGAACATCGACCGCCATGACGACGAGCACGGGCGCGACGGGGCACTGACCGTGGCGATAGCCGGAATCGGCGGCGAGGGCGCGCACCATTTCGCCTTTGATAACGGTTTGCTTTTCGCGATAGGGCTCGCCGAGGCGGGTGCGGAAGAAGTGAGCGAGGGCGCGGCCGCCTTTTTTCTGCGCTTTGACGAAATGCAGCGCGATGGCGGCCCAGGTGAGCTTTGGGCGGAGCGAGTAGAGCTGCGAGGTGTGGATGGACATCTTGCGCGGCTCCGGTTTGTCGGCGTCCTGTCCGAAATTCGTGCGGCGTGCCTCGCGCCTGGAGAGCATCCAGCCTTTGTGCTTCTCATCGATGCGGCCGAAGTGCGGGGCCTCGTGGCGGCATTCCACATTCGCGCAGAGGTAGTAGGTATCCGTGGCGATACGCTCCAGATCGAAGGCGCCGTCGTCGTCCCGGCAGTGATCGAAGCGCAGGCCTTTGAGATCCAAGGTCTGCATGTGCTGGCAGTGCGGGCAGGGAACAAAAAGCCGATGCCGTGTGCCCGTGAGGAACTCGCCCCAGAGGATGTCGTCCACATTCTTTGGCTTGCCGCCGTGGATGGATTTCGTGCCGGGGATATCCATGACGCGATCGCGTAGATGCTCGAGCGCGTTTGCCTCGCCGGATGCGAATTCGCGAAACTGGTCGAGCTCATCGGTGACGACGAGCGAGGCGGATTTGTTCGTGACTTGGCTGATGCTTTGCGAGCCGGCCATGTACAGGGTGCGCCCTTTGAGAAACAGGGTCTCCAAAGTGAGCTGCCGCTCGCTGGCGGGCATGACATCCCGCAACGGCACGATGGACTTGAACAGCGGGATGATGCGCTTCTTCGAGATCTTTTTCACCTCTTTGGCGTTGTCGATCGCAAAGATGGCGTTGGTGGAGTGATGGACGAACCACCACGCGATGATGATGAAGCAGGCGAGCGTGTAACCGCAGCGCGAGGGCTTGAGCACGACGCATTCGTCGTAGTTCGGGTCCTGAATGAAATCGAACAGCATGGTGGTCCAGCCTTCGAGCTCGGGATTGTAAGGACCTGGAGCGCCGCTGCTTTCCTCCGATGACAAGCGGACGTTTTCGACGCCCCAGTCTTTGACGTTGCCTTTCGGACGCGGGCGGAAGGCCTGCGTGAACACGGCGACGAGCATGCTGCGCAGATCATTCATGCCGCATTTAGAATGAGCGCCTCGCGCGCGACGAATCCGCCGGCGATGAGTTCGGCGAAGCTGGAATCGATGCCCTCTTGCCAAATGGCCTCCGCTTCGGTGTCGTCCTTTGCGAGAGCCAGGCGCGGACGAATGCGCGTGCGGAGGGAACGCACGGCATTCGAGACGGTGACGAGCAGCGGGAGCAGCTCCGCTATGACGGCCGCGCGATCGACGAGGCCGCCCTGTGATTTGCGGAGCTTGAACAGAGCGGCTTCAGCTTCCTCGACTTCGGTTCGCAGCTCGCGCCACTTTCGCTCCCTCGAATCGATCTTGTGCGGATCGGCAGGGACTTCGTTTTGCGCGCTGAGCAATTCATTGCGCGCTCGACGGAGCTGTTCTTTGAGGTGCTCCAG